GATTATGCGATTACCATTAATGGAAGTTCTTTTGCTACAAGTCTTAATTCTGTAGAATTAGCACTTACAGCAGATGATCTCGAAACCACTGCTTTCGGTGGCGAGTGGAGAACCAGAATTGCTGGTTTAAAGTCCGGATCTTTAACTTTAAACTTTATGCAAGACTTTGGTGCTTCTTCCGTTGATGCAACTTTATATCCCCTATTTGGATCAAATGCAACTGTCGTTATTAAACCAACTTCAAGTGCTATTGGTACAACTAATCCTGCTTACACAGCAGTTTGTTTAGTAACACAATATTCTCCGTTCGCTTCCAGCGTTGGCGATATTGCAACCCTTTCTGTAACTTGGCCAACTTCCGGTACAGTTACAAGAGGAACTTCTGCTTAATAACAAAGGATAAAAAGTGTTTCTTAACCTGCGCATCACTTCAAAAAATAAATCTACTCGCGATGTTAAAGCAGAGTGGGCAGATTTTATTGCTTTTGAAGATGAATTCGATCAAGCATTTACAATAGTTTTAGACCCTAAAAAATCAAGATTAAAACATTTAACTTGGTTATCTTGGCACGCCGAATCAAGAGATCAGAAAACAAAACTTTCTTTCGAAGATTGGTGCAAAGATATTGCTCAATGTGGATTTGTTGTAGGCAATGAGGTCGAAGATATAGACCCCCTGGAGAGCAAAGCGCCCACTGGCGCTTAATTCATCTTGCTTACGAGTTTCACATTAGTCCAGAACAAATTATTTCTTTATCGCCTAGAATTGTAAGAACAATGGAACGCTATTTGCGCTGGCGTGTTACCGAAATCAATAAACCTAGAAAGTAAAAAGTTAATGGCAATTAAAGAAGTCGGATCAGATGCCAACGGAAATATTAAATTAGAGGGTGTATTCGAGTTATTAGAGGATTTAAAAAAATATGAACAAGTCGATTTAAAGAAAAGTCTTTTTAGAGAGATGACTAAAATTGCGCAACCTATTGTCAAAGATGCACAGTTTTTTCTTCCTACACAAACAAGTACGCTCTCAGGTTGGGGTGGAAAAAATACTTCTAGTGGGGTCAATGTCGGACCAAACGAAAGATGGAAACCTAAGCAATCAGGATCTTGGGGTTTCCCTGTTTATCACGAAGCCTCTGCTAAGAAAGGTGTTCGCGCTCAGGTAGGACCAAAAGGAAAAAATAAAGGTAAAAACTTTTACACGAATTTGCTATCCGTTATTCAATCTAATGGTGCGGCAATGGTTTTCGAGTACGCTGGAACTAAATCTAATAACAAGTTTGCTAAAGCATTAGAATCTAAAGGATTCGGTAGACCGATGAGATCTTTATTTAAAGCCGTAGATAAGAATTTAAAAGAAGTTCAAGATGGTGTCAAAGATGCGATAATAAGAACAGAAGAAGAATTTAACACTCGACAAGCAAAAGTGAGAGGTGATAAATAATGGCCATTATTGCCAGTATTATCTCTACGTTCGATCCTAGAGGTTTAAATAATGCTAAGAAATCTTTTTCTGCTTTAACCGACTCAAACGTTTCAGGTGCTAAAAAACAACAAATAGCAATGAAACTTTTAGGTGGTGCTTTTGCTACTGCCGGAGTTGCCGCAGGTGGTTTTGCAATAAAACTTGGAGTGGATGCAGTTAGGGCTGCAATAGCCGAAGAAAAAACTATTGCTAATTTAAATAGAACTTTACAAAATCTAGGTGTTGGTTTTCAACAAACGCAGGTAGAAAATTTTATAACACAAATGCAGTTTGCTACTGGCGTTTCAGATATGCAACTACGACCTGCAATGAATCAACTTGTTCTTGCAACTAACGATGTTGCGCAAGCACAAAGAATTTTAGAACTCTCTTTAAATATTTCAGCATCAACCGGAAGAGATTTAGAATCAGTAACAATGGCTATGAGCAAGGCAGCGATCGGAAATTTTACTGCTTTAACTCGTCTTGGTGTTCCTTTAGATAAAACAATAATTAAAAATAAAGATTTAGATGCTGCATTAACAAGTTTAGAAGATAAATTTCAAGGAGCATCTGCAGCAGCAGCCGGAACTATGGCTGGAAAGATTTCTATCCTAACCGAACGCGTAGGAGAAGCACAAGAGGCAATAGGTTATGACTTAATTCTTGCTTTACAACTTGCTGCAAATAAAATGGATGGAGTAGGTGGAGTTGCTGATTCGATTACAAATATGGGTGATCGATTAGGTGATTTTATTGTTGGTCTTGGATATTACATTGGAGAAATTGATTTATCGATTGATGGAACAAATCGATTTACCAAGGCAATAGAAAAAACTGGGCAACAAATTGTTTTCAGTATCCTTGGACCTTTAGGTGCCGCGATTCCTGCAATAGGTGATTTGTTTGGTTCAGTTGCAGATAAAGGCGATGAATTAAAAACTTCTAACGAAAATAATGCCCTTGTCGCTCAACTTGCTGGAGATCGATATACAGCATTAGCAAAATCTTTAGGTTATCTAACAAACTCTACTGAAGAAGTTATAGATGTAGAAAAAGAAGAAGCCGAAGCATTAAAGGCTGCAGAAAAAGCGGCAAAAGAAAAAGAAAAAGCATTACAAGATTTACAAAGAGCACAAGAACGTATTAAAAAAACTTCACAAGACTTTGCTTCTTTTGTTGCAGGAACTAGCCCTAAAACAATACAGGGATCTCTAGATGCCGCCAAAGTCGCTGTTGATGATATGCGAAAAGAATTTAACGGAATAAGATCAGTAACAGAACAAACAGCAGATAGGTTTTCCGATCTTTCCGGAGTTGTTAAGGATGAATTAGGTTCTGCTTTCTCATCTGCTGAAGATCAACTTCAAAGCGCTAAAGAAGCCTTTAACGAATTTAGAGATGCTATTTCCGGATCTATTACTGGAACTATAGATTTTGCTTCTGCTATTGAAGATCAAGACTTTGTAACAGGTTTAGAAGCGCAAGCAAATACGGCGATTAAGTTTTCAGAAAAAGTTGGAAAACTTTTAGAACTTGGTTTATCAGAAAGAGCATTAAGGGAAGTTCTAGAAGCAGGTGCAGAAACCGGAACTGCGATTGCTGATCAGATTATTGCCGGTGGTTCAACAGTTGTACAAAAAGTGAATACCTTAGTTGCTTCAGTTGATAATGTTGCAAGTATCGTCGGACAAAAAGGTGCAGAAGCATTTAAGTCTGCCGGAGTTGCTCAAGGTCAAGCACTTGTAGACGGAATTAAAGAAAGTATTGTTAATGCTGCAGCAGAAATCGCTGCACTTGCTTCATCTTTAGGGTCAGTAACTATTGTTCCTCCGGTTACAAACACATTAGTTCAAGAACCAAAACCTTTACAGACTATAAAAGAACCAACTCCTACAGAATTAACTCGTACAGAAAAAATTGTTAAAGCAGCCGGAGGCGCTGGATCAACTCCTGCAAGTAGACATTACACAGCGATGGCTGCAGCGATGGGAAAAATTCGTCTTGCTGACGGAGGAATTGTTATGGGACCAACTAACGCTCTTATCGGGGAAGCCGGACCAGAAGCAGTTATTCCTTTATCAGGAACTAATTCAGTAAAAATGGGAACAACTTACAACATAACTGTTAATGCCGGAATAGGAACTAATGGTGCTCAAGTCGGAAGAGAAATTGTAGACGCAATTAAGAAATTCGAAAGAACTTCCGGACCAGTTTTTGCGAGCGCGTAAATGTCTGTACCAAATACAACTGTAGAAATTGGTTTCGATTTATCTTCTCAAGGTGGACCATTTTTTACTTTAGACGATTCTGTGCAAGGTGTTTTAGATAACACAGATTTTACTTTAGGTGGAACTCTTTTTTACGATATTTCAGAATTTTTGTTAGGAGTTCAAGTAGCGCGTGGAAGAAGTCGAGAACTTGACCGATTTAACGCAGGACAACTCGATGTTCTTTTAGATAATCGCGCAAGAACTTTTGATCCTCTTTATTCCTCAAGCCCTTTTGCCGGACAAATAATTCCGCATAGAGAGATAAGAGTTAAATCTAATAACGAAGAAGTTTTTTTCGGGGTAATAGACGATTGGAATTTAGATTACACACCAACCGGCGACAATACGGCAACAGCGATCGCTTCGGATGGTTTTACTCTTCTAGCAACTCAAGCGCTGTCAGCACATACAGCAACTTCACAATTAACTGGCGCTAGAGTTAATGCTGTTTTAGATAGATCAGAAGTCGATTGGCCGGAAACGCTTAGAACAGTTGAAACCGGATTAACAACTTTACAAAATGATGTTGTTGATTTAGGAACTAACGTCTTAGATTATTTACAAACTGTTGCCCTTTCTGAACCTGGGTTTATTTTTATCGGTAAAGATGGTTATTTCAACTTTCAAGAAAGAACACAAGATATTTCCTCTACTGCTGTAAAAACTTTTGCCGATGACGGAACAGGAATCTCTTTTAATACCTTACAAGTTATTTACGGATCAGAACAGTTGTATAACAGAATTACTATAACTTCGCCTAACCTGACCCCTAAAACAGCAAACGATACTGATTCACAAAACCAATACGGCATTTCCACGTTAGAACAAAATCTTCTATTAAATTCAGATGACGATGCACAAGATCTTGCAGATTATCTATTATCAAGATATTCAGAACCAGAATATAGGTTCGAGGCACTAGAAATTGAACTAGCAAATCTTTCAACAGCGCAACAAAATGAGGTTTTATCCCTTGAATTAACCGATATTGTTAGAGTTAAATTTACCCCTAATGCGATCGGTTCGGCTATAGATAAATATGCGCAAATAACCGGAATTCAGCATCGAACAAATTCTATCTCGCATAGGGTTACAATAGGATTAAGCACTTTAGATTATGCAAATTTCGTTCTAGATGATAGCATTTTCGGAGTACTTGATTCTAGCCAATTAGGTTTTTAAGGAGTTATTCGTGGGTTCAGGATTTAAAACCTTTACAGCAGGTTCGGTTTTAACGGCCAGCGATGTTCAGAATTATTTGCAAGATCAAGCCGTTATGGTTTTTGGTGGTACTGCCGCAAGATCTTCAGCAATAGGCACAGCAAATTTCGAAGAGGGCATGCTTACATATTTAACAGATGTAGATAAGTTACAAGTTTATACAGGATCATCTTTTCAAGATGTGTATCCACCTGCCGCAACAAGTCAAGGCATGACTTTAATTAATACAACTAGTTTTAGTGGAGTA